ATGTGAAGGTGGTCTAGCAAGACAATTAAGTAATGCTAGAACTAAAGATACTGGTCACATCTCTGCAGATCGTGGATCTGATGAAGGTGGGAACCGTAAGAAGAGAAAAGGTCTTGAAAAGGATTTAAAGAAAAAAGGTATTGGTTATAAGAAAACAACTGGTAAGTATAAGTATGATGATGGATCTGATGCTAGTGAAGTTTCATACTCTACTTCTAAACCAGAAGGTATGTCAAAACGTAAGTTTGGTAAGACTATGAGAAAACTTGGTCGCAAACACGATCAGGAATCTGTTATTACCAAGAAACCAGGTAAAAAAGCAACACTACATTATACTGATAAGAGTGGTAAGAAATCTGAAGGATTAGGAAAAGAGAAAGCAGGTAAGCATCCAGATGGTTATGGAGAAACTGGTGAGAAACGCCAGAGAGGTGATAAGTTAAAGGGTAAAAAGAAAGATAGGAGTATGCACTACGCATGATACCAGTTGAAGGACATAAAAATCTATTTCGTGATCCAGAAACAGGTGCGATTTTAGATAATGATACTAATGCATATTCTCAATATATCAATAAAAAAAATAGAAATGCTGATCAGAAAGCAGAACTTGATGAGATGAAAAAAGATATTGATGAGATCAAATCTTTATTGCAACAGTTAGTTAATCATAAAACATAAATAATAGATAGATTCTTGAATTGCTTACATAGATGGCAGAGATTAAGGTCAGGGTAGGGCAACAAAATGCCGTAAAAGTTATTTCTTCACTCGCTGGAGCCCAGGGACTGTCCTTAGCTGAACTCAGCGATGTTAATGCCTCAAACTTACTTAATGGAATGGTTTTAGTCTATAATGGTGCAACCCAAAAATGGGATGCTACATTATCATTGACACCTGGCACAGAACAGAATTTAGACATCAACGGGGGAAATTTTTAAATGGCTAGCATTATCAGGATCAAACGATCCTCTGGTACTAACAAACCTGCCAGCCTAAATTGGGGTGAAATGGGTTATGTAACTGGTATCGGCAGTTACGGTGGAACTAACCAATACAAAGATAGAATATTTGTTGGTGATGATGGAAGTAATGTTTTTCCAGTAGGAGGTCATTATTATACCTCTATGATGGAACATACACCAGGTACAGTTGCTGGTGTATCAAATACAAGAAATAGTGATGGTGGTATAGTTGCTGTTCTTGATGATAATAGAAAAGTTGATCAATGGAATGTAGATAATCTTAGGATGGATGGTAATGTTATATCATCTACAGATACTGATGGAAACGTAATATTTGATCCAAATGGAACAGGAGAAGTTAATATAGTTGATGATACATTCTTATCTTTTGGTACTGATAAGGATGTCAAATTTGAGTATGATGAAGATGGTACTGATAGATTATTAGTATCTGGTAAGGAAGTTATGTTCAACACTCCGTTGAATGTATCTACTCATTCTCAATTTGGTAAGATTAAAATAGATAGTAATATCATATCCACAGTAAGTGGTGCTGGTGATAAACTGTTTATTGACCCATTCCCTGATGGATTAAGTAATCAGGGTGATGTTATTATTAAAGGTAACTTACAAGTTGATGGTACAACAACATCAGTTAACTCAACTAATGTAACAGTCAACGATCCAATATTTACAATTGGTGATGTTACTAGCGAAAGAACGGTTATGCAATCCGTTGCTACTGGTATTAGCACAATTATTCTTGATTCTGTTGTTGGTATTAATACTGGTGATATTATCAGTGGAAATGCTGCACTTCCAAATAGTGGTTTAACTACGGTTACTACTTATGATGTTGGTGCGAAAATGATTACTGTTGAAGGTAGTACTACTGCTGGTATCACTACTACATCTCAATTAACAGTTACTCACGCATTTGATACTAACACTGATCGTGGTATCGCATTTAATTATAATACTGGTATTGGAACTGCTAACTCTAAAACAGGTTTCTTTGGATATGTTGATCAAGATACTAATACTGCAAGTAGTGCTCCAGCAAACTCTTGGACATACGTTCCAGATGCTACAGTAACAGGTAGTCTTGTAAATGGTACAAGAGGTTTCTTAGATATTAAAGGTATCTATTATCAGACTGCTGATTATAATACCCACGGTGCTGTATATTTTGATGAAAACGGATTACAAACTTCAACTAATAATCCTGCTTCTCCAATAATTACATCTAAGCAGATTTTGACTGCTGTTACCAAAAATACTCTTGCATTAGCATCTAATGTAACAGTTGCAGTTGGTGATATTGTAAGACAAGATACTAGTGGTGCTTATGGTGTTGTTGAAACTGGAGGAACCAATATAAATTCTCTTGATTTAGTTGGTGTTGAAGGTACATTTACCAATACTTACAATATAAGAAAAGAAGGTGAGAATGGATCTATTCAAAATCTTGCTGTAATACCTGCTACGGTTTCTGTGATATATACTAATAAGCCTCATTGGTCTTCAACACTTGATGGGGGTACGTTCTAACCTTAAAGATTATGCAACAACAAAATAATGGTGACGTTGATGTTAATGTTCTTGTGAGTTTATATAATGGTAAATTGGCACAATCATTAAATCAAAATGTACTTTTGGAAGCAAAGTTACAAACTTTAAAGAATGATTTTGACGAAGAAACAAGACTCCTTCAACAAGAGATAGTTACTTTACAAGAAGAAAATCAGAAACTGAAACTTAAAGATGGCAAAACCAGCAAGTAGAACACAATTAGTCGATTACTGTTTAAGGAAGCTGGGTGCTCCTGTATTGGAAATTAATATTGACGATGATCAGATAGATGACTTAGTTGATGATGCAATTCAACTTTTTAATGAACGTCATTTTGACGGTGTTGAAAGAATGTATCTTAAGTATCAACTTACTCAAGAAGATATTGATAGGGGAAAAGCAAAAAATACTGATGGTGTAGGAATTGTAACTACTACTGCAACAGCTACTGCAGTTGCTGGTCTTGGAACAACAATAACAAATAATTGGTATGAGACTTCCAATTTCTTACAGGTTCCAGATTCTGTAGTTGGTGTAGAAAAAATATTTAAATTTGATACCAGTTCAATTTCTGGTGGAATGTTTAGTATAAAGTATCAGTTATTCTTAAACGATCTTTATTACTTTAATTCTGTAGAGTTACTTCAGTATGCAATGACAAAATCATATCTTGAGGATATTGATCATTTACTTACTACTGATAAACAAATAAGATTTAATAAGAGACAAGATAGATTATATTTGGATATTGATTGGGGTGCTGAGAGTAGAGGTAATTGGATGATTCTAGATTGTTATAGAGCATTAGATCCAACATCATTTACTCAAGTTTATAATGATCCTTTTCTCAAAATGTATCTCACTTCTCTTATAAAGAGACAATGGGGACAGAATTTGATCAAATTCCGTGGAGTTAAGTTACCAGGTGGTATAGAACTTAATGGTAGAGAAATCTACGATGATGCTGAAAAGGAGATAGAAGCTCTTAGATCAAGAATGTCTTCAGAATACGAATTACCACCGTATGATTTTATTGGGTGATAAGATATGGCACTCAATCCGTTTTTTCTACAAGGAACATCTTCAGAGCAAAGATTAGCTCAAGATTTAATAAATGAACATTTAAAAATCTATGGTGTTGAAGTAACATATATTCCAAGAAAATATGTAAATAAAAAATCAATCATTGAAGAAGTTCAATCTTCTAAATTTGATGATAATTTTGCTATAGAAGCATATGTTAATAATTATGATGGATATGGTGGTGCAGGTGATGTTTTAACAAAATTTGGAATGAGTCTTAAGGATGAGGTAATTCTTACAATATCTAAAGAAAGATTTGAAGATTTTATTTCACCATTTCTTGCGGCTGCTGATGATGGAACAGATGCTAGTGAAATAATTTTATCTACAAGACCAAGAGAGGGTGATTTAGTTTATTTTCCATTAGGGCAAAGGTTATTTGAGGTTAAGTTTGTAGAACATGAGAATCCTTTTTATCAATTAGGTAAAAATTATGTTTATGAACTTAAATGTGAACTATTTGAATATGAGGATGAGGTTATTGATACTTCTATAAATGCAATCGATACACAAGTTCAGGATGAAGGATATATTAGTACACTAAGATTGGTTGGTCTTGGTAGAACTGCTACGGCAACAGCAGCATTAGGTCAAGGATATGTTAGAGAGATCTTCT